GGCCTGGGCCACCAGCTTCTCGTTGAGGCCCTGGGCAATGCGGTCGATGCCCTCGAGCGTCGTCTTGGCATCGCCTGTGCGGAAGGTCTCGCGAAGAGACTCGATTTCGGGAATGCTATTGAAGAGCTGGCTCGCGCCACCCTGCTTGATTTCGAGCTCGATTGCGCTGAGCAACGACTGCGCGGAGATGGCTTCTTGAGCATCGACGTTGCCTGCTTGAGCCAGCTTTTTGCGAATCCAACGGAAGTTATCGGGGCTGAACATCTCGTTGCCCGGAATCTCTCCGCCGTTGGCATCGGCGAGTGCCTTGAGCTTGGCCGCAATGCCCCGCAGCTCCTTGATGGCCTGGGGCTTGTCCCCGAGCTCCTCCACGGCCTTGCCGTAGAGGCTGACTCCGTTGCCGTCTCGCCGAATACCGATGCGCTCTTCTTCCTGGTCCATCTGGTAGATGGGGGAGCCTCCGCCCTTCGGTGCACGCATCTCGGCCTTGCGCTGCTCCTGCTGCTCGATGCGCTTCTGCTCCTGCTCCTGCTGCATCTTGCGCATCGACTCGTTCTTGGTCTCGGTCGCTTGCCGGACTGTCTCACCACCAATCTTGTTGTGGTACTCGGCGGCTTGGGTATCGAGCGCGGCGTTCATGTGCGCTGCAGCGGCGCCCGGGTCGACGAGCCCCGCCTCGCGCGCCTTGCTCTCAATCTCCTTGCGCATCAGCCCGTCGAGCTGCTGCTTCATCGAGGCCATGGCAGCGTCCGCGCTGCGCATGGCCTCGACGCGGCGCTGCAAGGCGGAACCCTGACGAGCCATCTCCATTTTCACGTACTGGTCGCGCCGGTGCTCGTACATGCGCAGTACCTGCTGAAACGCCGGGTTGCGGCCGTTCGTCAGCCCCGTGAGGAAGCCCGAAATCATCAGCGCCGCTGTGGAGCGGACGCGCCCGAAAAGGCCCTGGTAGTCGTCCGGGTCGATCGGGGTGTCCTCGATGGCCTTCATGAAGCGCTCTTGCGTCGCTTTCTCGGCGGCTTGCTGAGCGATTGCGTCGTTGAGCTTGGCCTGGTACTCGGCGAGCCCCTCCTGCTCCGCACTCAGCCCCTTCTGCGCGGCGTCGTATTGGGCCTGCGCAAACTGGGTGTTCGCGCCCTGCTGGCCTGCGATGGCCTGGCCGTAGCGCTCCTGCCGGGCGGCCCCGGGCTCGCCCCGCTGCATCTCCGTGACGCTCGAGCCCGTCGAGGTATCGGTACCGAGGCTGCTCGAAGTGCCTTCGGTGGTACCTTGGGTCTGGCCCTGGCTCTGCCCTTGGGAGAAGGGGGCCATGCCCGAGGGGGTTCGCCCGATGACCTCGGCGAGGGGGTTGGGCCCGCCGCGGCCCATCAGGGGCGCATCGCCCCCCTGGCTGGGATTGATGGGCTGGGTGCCCTGCTCGAATTCGGAGCGGGGCTGGCCGAGCCCGGGGGTCATGAGGGCCTGGTCCCCCTCGGGCGCCGAGCTCATCGGCGCCTCGGGGATGGACATCATGGCGTTTTCGTCCTCGACTCCGCCCGCCGCGAAGTGGGCCATGGGGTCTTGGGCGCTCTGCTGGCCCTCGTAGCCTGGCGGAGGGGCGATGATGTCCCCGGGCGCGCCGCCGCCCGGCGGGGCCAGCACGTCGCCAGGAGAGCCACCCGACATGGCCACGTCGGTCGCCTTGTCGGGCAGGGCATCCTCGACGCTGCTCAGGTCAATCTCGTCGGTGCGGGGCGGCTCGGCGCCGGGCCCCGCCGCGTTCGCCGGCTGCTCGACGAACATCGCCTCTTGCTGGGCGCGGTCGAATTCTTCCCGGCGCAGGGTGACGATGCGGCCGTCTTGTGTAGTGGCGCGGCCCGTGGTGGGGTCGGTCGGGTCTTGCTCCCAACTGACGTAGGGGCTGGGCACTACGAGGCCCTCCGGGTCTTCACTTTGCGACCTTTCTTCAGCTTCTCCAGGTCCTCCGCCAGCTGGGCGATTGCAGCGTGGTCCGCGAGGGCAAGCCGATAGGTGTCGACGCGCTTTACCCCGTCAGGGCCTTCGCGAACCAGTCTCTTTCCGAGCTTCGTACGCTCGAGGTCTTGCGCCATGGGGCCGAAGTGCTCGTCGACGCCGCCGTGGCTGCGGTCCTTGTAGCGGTAGGTCGAGCCTCGGCCGCTCTTCGCGAATTCACGAACATCGCGCGGCGCCGCCTTGCGGATGCCCGTCTTGGCTCGCTCGTCCGAAGTGACCAACCCCAGGCCAGCCCCAAGAACTGCTTGATACACGTCCTTCAAGCTGAACTGTGAATCGCGGACGATTTCCTCCATACGAATCGAGTAGTTGGTATCGATGTCGTATTGGCGCATCAGATTGTTATCGACGCTGGTCTGATAGGCCATGTCCGTCGCGTAGCGCTGCTGGTCGATTTGCGCGAATTGCGTTTCGAGATTGCGCAGAGACTCCACGTCTCGCTGGGTGAGCTCGGCGGCTGCAATCTGCACCTGTCGCATCGACTCCACGTCCCGCTGCGACAGCTCCATTCGCGCTGTCTCGGCGAGCCTCTGCGATGCGACCTCCGCCTGCTGAATGGCCTGCTGCTGGGTGTGTGCGACGCGTTGGCTGTTGATGTCCGCAGCGCGGTAGCCCTCGAGCGCGGTGTGCTCCTGGCGCTGGCTGGCGATGTCCTGGGCGCGGATGCCCTCGCGCGCCGTCTCGGCCTGCGTTTGAATCGCCTTGCGTGCCGTGCTGTCCTGCTGATTCGACCGCTGCGCTTCGACGTTGAGGCCTTCCATGGCCGTCTCGGTGTTGAGCCTGCTGGTGTCGAGTGCGCCTACACCTTGCAGGGCCTGCCCGCGGAGCGAAGCCGCCTGGATGGCATCCCGCACTCGGGCTTCTTCCATCTCCTGGATTCCCCGCGCGGTCAGCTGGTTCTGCGTGGAAGCAGCGACGCGGGAAGCCCCCATCTGGGCGCCGCGCCCACCGCGAACACCCGCAGCAGTTCCCGCAGCCTGCGCGACAGCGCGGTCCGTGGCCTTCTGGAGGAACGCCTGGGAGCCGAAGGGGTCGATTTCGCTGAGCTTGGCGAGCTCCTGATCATACTTGCCTCGAGTCTCGTTGAGCGCGTTGACGGCGTTTTCGTAGTTCTGACGCTGCACTTGCACGCGCTCTTGGGGGCCCATGTCGGGCGTGATGGGCACCGTGCTCTGGTACTGGAGTCCGCTCGATTGGGGCTGGTACCCGCCCTGGAAGCTCTGCGTCTGGAAGCCCGGGGTCTGATGCTGCTGGGGCTGGCTGGAAAAGCCCGGCTGGGGGTTGGACAGCTGCTGGGCGGCGCCGCTCGGGGTGGCGAGGTTCTGCGGGGGCCTGGCGGCGCCTCCGCCTCCTCCGCCTCCTCCTCCGCCCGCCCCGAAACCCCCACCGAGAGAAGGTGCCGTCGGGCGCGCGAAAGCGGGCTCGGTCGGGTTGGTGTTGACCGGGGCGTTTTCGCGGATGTAGTCCCACGCGTCTTTGCCCGCGTTGTAAATGCCGTTGACCGCGTCCTTGCCCAGGTCGTAGGCAGCCTTGGCCCCGGCTGGGATGGTATCGGTGAAGAAGTTGTCGACGCCCTCGGTCACCCGCACGCCGGTGCGGTCCTGGTAGCTCGATGCTCCTGCGCCGCTGCCGGAGTCTCGCCCAAGACTGGTTCCGGGCACGTTGCCGCCCTGAATGTAGGAGCCGCCCGGTAGCGCGCGGTCGAGGATTTCGTCTTGAGTTGCTGCAGCTGCCTTACCCCCGGGGTGAATGAGGGAATTGACAGCGCCCAAACCCAAGCGGTCCAGAGGGTCATTGAGGGGCCCCGCAATCAACGGCCGGGACGCAGCGTTGGCCACACGCAAGAACCGGTCTTTCGCCGAGCCTTCATTACCCGCAGCTCTGACGACGTTACCGCTCACCCCGAGAGGGTCCCCGGCTCGGTCGAGCTGGTCCCCGAAGGCATCCGCAGCCGTCTTGCCTCCGCTGATATCTGACAGCGGCCGAGTAATCCCGATGGGGTCGATAGCAGAGGACAGCCAGCCCATGGGGTCACCCTTGCGCTGCCTCGCGTCCCACTGCTCCTGGGAGATGTAGCTGCTGTCCGTCGGCTTGCTGCTCAGGTACTGCTGATTACGGTTCGCCGTCTCGCGCGCCATCCGCTCGTTGTAGGCTTGGATGTCGGCCGGCGTCGTACCGGTCGAGCCCGCCGGCGCGGCCGCGGTGGGCCCTCCGCTGAATGTGGGGCGCTGGCCCGAGTTGAGGATGGCCTGCTCGGCGGCTTCCGCCTCGGATTGGCTGTTGAAGAGCCGCCCGTCGAACGACTGCCACTTTCCGTTGGGTGCTTGCTGGGCCATGGTCTCCTACTTGCGGAATCGAGCGGGCTTGCGCGAGGGCCCCTTCTTGGGCTTGTAGTGTACCGACAGGCCGGACAACTTCAAGCCCTGCGTGGTCGGGCTCGCAGGGGTCATCGTACCACGGAAACGGAAGCGACTCCCGCGCGCGCGGCGTAGGCCCCACTGGACCTGGAAGGGGTCTCCCGCGGAGCCCTCGATGGTGTGAGTACCCAAAGAGGTCCAGGTCTGCCCCGCGTCGTAGGAGATGAAGGCCTCGAGGTCTCCACCTCCGTCGATGAGCTTCCCGACGGCGGATAGCGAGTGCAGCCGGCCCCAACCGTCGAGGCCGAAACGGTCGCTATCCGGTGTTTCGAAGACCAGAGTGACCGGGTCCGCCCCACCCACGCCGTCACCAAACACGTCAGCGGTCATAGAGTAGACCTGGCCGTAAGTGGAGTGCGCGCGGCCCGAAGCGACGTAAGCCACGCCGTCAGCGACCTGGATGCAGCTCGGGTCGACGGGGCACGTGTCGATGAACCAGTTGCCCGCGAATTGGTCCCGGACCAGGATACGGCCGCCCGTTGTCGAGCCCGATTCGAGAGCCCAGAGCGTCGTGTGGTCAGAGGAGTTTCGGTCCGCGCCGGCAATGGCCAGACCCTCGAGACTCGTCTGCACGGCCTTGCCCTCGAACGAGGGGCTCGAGCCGCCACGTGCGATGAGGTAGAGCTTGCCCGGGTCGGCCTCGAACCAGACCCCCGCGCTGTCCTCGACGAGGCTTCGATGGTTGAAGAGCCCCACGTCACTAGGCAGCCGGGCGGGCGATGAGAATTCACCCCCCTGCCCCGCCTGGTTGGGGCCCTCACCAGAAACGAAGTACCAGGCGGACCTTGTGCCGATGAGCAGCTGGTCATCGAGCCCCCAGACACCCGAGATTTGGTCTTTGACCTGGTTCTGATAGGCGAAAGCGATGGGCCCGGAGATGCCCGGCTGGGCGAAGCCGGCAATCTCGCCCGGTAAGAGGACTTGGCTGATGAAGAAATTCGAACCCTGGGCCACTACCAGCCGGTCTCGAAGAGCCGTCACGTAGCGGATGAATCCCGGGGGGCACAGGTCGAGCGCACCCGAGACGACGCCGAATTCGCCCTCCGTATAGGGGCGTTCGCCCTCGATGATATTCGCGTCGTTGAGCAAGTCGTCGAAGGTCTCGACACTGCCGGCTGTCACGCCGCGCTCGCTCACCAGATAGAAAAGCTCTCCCGGCCCCTGCTCGGTCCGGAACAGCTTCATGGTCCCTTCTTCTTGCGCAGTGGCTGTGAATGAGACACGCACCTCAGAACCCGTCAGGGTCACCTCTACAGGGTCGGAGAAGATACCCCGTGTGATGAACTCGCCTTCTTCCTGCTCCAGCGCTGCAGTGTAGAGATAGGTTCCAAGGGCCATCGCCCCCCCACCTCCAGTGTTCGGCGTAGCACTGATATCCGGCTGAGTTCGACCGACCAGCTCGGCATCGGAAGTGGCCGAGAAGCTCCACAAGTCGCCGAGCGCCACGTACATACGACCCGAGATGCTCGCGAACGAGGTCTTGTCGTATCGGTTGCGCCGGCACAGGTAGGCACGAGGTGAGGGTGCCCTGTCCACCAACAGCACGTATTCGTTGTTGGTGGTGGCTGTGTAGGGGCGGAAGTCCGTGGCCGTGTCTAGCTGCGATGTGCCGACGTTCTGGCGCAGCCTCGAAAGGAAGAAGTTGAAGTTGCCCCAGAACAGATTGTTATCGTGAGACACCCCGAAGAGGTTCGTCTCCGGCACCTGGCAGCACACCAGCTCAGAAGAACCGGGAGTTTCCAGTGCGAACGAGGCGCCGACGTTCATGATGCCGCCACCCGAGATTTCCACGGCCCCCAGAGGGAAAGAGGGCTCAACAGCCATCTTTCCAGTGGTACCTGCTGTGCTACTGCCGCACGAAGTCAGGGCTTGGATGTCCGATAGGGTCGACTTGTTGAAGCTATTGATGAGATGGTCGGCAGCTCGCTGCACGAGGACTGCAACTGTCGAGCCTTCGACGGAGAGGACAGCCGAGATGTCCGTGCCAGCGGAGACAGCCTTGATGCTGCCGGCAGTGCCGTCTTGAGCGAAAGCCCTGTAGTTGGTGGCCCCCGATGTGATTTCCACCAGGTGAATCTGTCCCGTGGTGTCTTGGGGGTCACTGGCGACGTGTCCTTCCTGGATAGAGGTGAAGCCGCTCAAGGTGGCAACCGAGGAAATCGAAGTGTCCCCCGGAGACCACTTGTGCAGCGTGACGGAGCCGCCCCCATTGTCTTGGATGAAGGAGAAACCCCCATCAGCGGCACTTCGAGGAACGACGGCCACTGCGGAGAAGGAGAAGCCCCGGACGAAGATGACTTGGCCCAGGCTCGTTCGCTTGAAGATGAGTGCACGACCCAAGTTCAAGGACATAGCCGAGCGCACGACGATTGCGATGTTCTCCCCATTGATGGCCGAAAACACGGGCTGGTCTCCCGAGGGGTAGATACCGGGAATGTCGAAGCCCACGAAGTCAACCAGGTTGTCCAGAAGGTCGCCGTCTCGAGTGTTCCAACCTGAATCGGCGCTGCTCGGGTCCGTCAGCGAGACGAAAGACGGGGTGTCACCCAGCGTGGTCGCCGTCCCGTACAAGGCGTCTTGGTGGACGAAGAGGTCTTCGATTCGAATCTGCGAGCTATCTCGGTCGGTCGAGATGGCACGCCACCCGGGGCGGAGCTCGATTTCGCCGAGCCGGTTGATGCGGCAGTTTTCCGCACGCACGAGACCCCCAGCGGCCAGAACCTGGTCGCCGATGGCTTCGTTGAGCCCCTTGGTAAAGGGGATGTCGAGGGTCTCCAAGCGGCTCATGGTGAATCGTACACGCTTGGGTAGACCTCGTAAGCTTCTTCGGTCGCTGCAGCTGCAGCCCCAGCGCCCACGACGCGGCAATAATGCACGCCCTCGGTGTCCGAACCGAAGGTACCAACGTAGACCCCCGTGCTGGGGTTGGTGACTTCGCTGTCGACCCCGTTGGTGAACGTGACTTCGCTACTGCCGAAGGAGGCACCCTTCATCTTGAAAACGACCGACGTTGGGTCGGTTCGCACCCCGCCAACCGTAAAGGTGGCCGTGCACACGATGGGGGTGCCCTGCATGACCTTTTTATCCGCCATCGCTGAACTCCAGAGCTACATGGTGATTCCCTAGCGAGAGCCTCGCTTCATCCGAGCCAAACCCGAGGGAGGCCCGGTCACCCCCCAACCCTAGCACAACCGTCCCGAAGGTCGGAGGGGTGTTCGTGGCCTGCGCAGCGAAGGCCGCATCACCCGCCACGCACGCCGCTTGAGAGAGGGTGCGTGGGGGGATAAGATTGGCCTCGGCCGCGAAGGTCGCGTCGTCCGCTACGCACGCCGCCTGAGAGACCTCGGAGCGGGCGAAGCCCTCGGCGGCGAAGGTGGCACCGTCAGCGACGCACGCAGCCGTCGTGATGACCGGGTCCGCCCGGCCTTCGGCGACGAAGGTGGCTGCCCCAGCGACGCATGCTGCTTGGGTGACCGTGTTGTCGGCGCTCGAGGCCGATGCAGCGAAGGTGGCGTCGTCCGCCACGCACGCGGCGGCGGACAGAACAATTTCGATAGCCGCTTCGGTTGAGAAAGTTGCATCGTCCGCCACGCACGAGGCTTGGCTGACCAGGCTGTCAGCGGAGATGAGCTCTCCGCTCGCCGTCTGGCCCTTCTGGTCGATGAACATGAAGAGGGACTCTCGATAGGTCCCCTCGGCGGCGAAGGTGGCATCGTCGGCGACTGCGCCGGCCGCGGTGATGACCGGGTCTGCCCGGCCCTGGGCGGCGAAGGTAGCTGCCCCAGCGACGCACGCGGCGGCTGTGATGTCGTTGCTCGCGCCCGCCGCAGGTGCGTAGAGCGCAGCAGCCGTGACGCGGCGGCTGCTCACGCCTACGTTGGTGACCGTGATAGAGCCGGTGCCAATCGAGCCGTTCTTGTGGCTTTGGATGAGACCGGACGATGGGGCTGTCAGAACCTGGTCATCGGTCATCCCCGACGGGGCGGAGAAGTCGAGGCTGGTGTTGTCGGTGTTCTGGTAGCCCGCGGCCGCCAGGAAGGAGTCATCGTCAGTCGAAGTGACGGTGACACTCTGGCTGGCAGAGCCCGAGTTAGCTGTCGCTGTATCCGTGCTCGGGGTGCCCTGGTCGCAGCCATCGACGAGCCACCAGTAGGCGGCCTGGTCGTTGACGTTCTCGTAGGTGATGGCCAGCGTCTGGCTGCCGTTGGCCGGCATGTCAGCTTCCAGCAAGCTGAAGATTCGGCAGCTACCGAAGCCGTCCGCTGACTGGATGTCCGCATCCAGTGTCAGTGCGGTACCGTTGAGCGTCACCCCAAGGGCTCGGTCGGATTCGCACGATGCGCAGACGATGAGCCGCCGGTTGCCCGCACCCGAGGCAACCGTGACTGTATCGTTGACCGTTGATGAGCCGGTTTCTCCGGTCCCGCCCTGGTCTAGAATCGAGATGGCCACTCTGGGCCCCCTATCAGGTCGGCGCTGTCCAGGTCGGGTTTGCCGTCAGCGCAACGTTGCCGCCGCTCGTGATGGCAGTCGAGTTGATGATGAATTCGGTGCCCGAGGTACCCACCGCGCCGCGGAATACCTCCGTGCCGTCACCGTCGTTGACGCGAGCGTAACTGGCTGTACCAGAGGCACCCGCTGTACCCGAGTTGCCACTGCCCGCGCTCGTGATGACTCCAGAAGAAGCCGCCCCGAAGTCGGGAATGTCGATGCTCGCGAGCTCGGTATCCCCCGAGTTGTGCACGGTGACGGTGGTCGAGCCCGACCCGCCATTGGTAAGCGTCCGAATGGCTTCGGCCATGGCGTTGCGTGCTGCTGTCGTGTGTGTGGTTGCCATGGGGCACTCCTAGGGTATGTCGGAGATTCTCCAGAGAAGGTTGTTGGTCAAGCGGATAGGGACAGCCGTATCGATGGTTAGGCTGCTCAAGTTGATAGTCGGGTCTCCGAAGGTCCCCACAGCGCAGTCAGCGCGGAAAATCTCGGTGCCCCCATTCGTCTGAAACGCCCCGTAGCTCGCCGTGCCGGACGCCGATGGGCTGACCACAGTGCCATTCGTGGAGAAGGACAGATTGCCCAACCCATTGACTGAGGGCGTGGGCAAAGGGATGTCCACCAAAGTCACGTCACTCGAGTCGAAGATGACCAGACGTGGGTTCAGCCCAAGCAGATTCCCCAGGAAAGTAGCGATGACCTGCTTGGTGGCGTTGGGGTGCGAAAGGGTCATTCCGCGGGGCCTTGTATGCGCCGCTCGATGACCTCCAGGTGCTTCTCGATACCGTCGAGCCGAGTGCGGACCACAGCCAAGCTTTCCTTGGTGTCGAGCACCAGCTTGGCCAAGCCCACGATGGCCGCAGCAATGACCGTCCCCGCAGCAGCTACGATGATGGGCTCGGTCATAGCCCCACCCAGCCCGTGTTGCCGGTGCCCGATTCCTTGGCGAAAACCGTGGTCCCTGAGCCTCCAGACGTGTTGAGGTAGATGGCCCCAGGCGAAGCGGTCACGACGCCCTCAGGGCTCCCCGCGCCCTTGAATACATCCTCTAGCTCGGTCGAGGTCACGGACCCCGCGGGAATCACCCCGTCGTTCTGGCCCGCGCCGACTCCGAACCAGCCCTGACCGTTGCTGAAGAACAGCGCGGCGCCGGCCTGGCGCAGCGAGACTGCCACGAGGCCGTTGACCAGCCCCGTTTCGGCCGTCACGGCCACGATGGGGCTCTCGACGAGAATCGATACCCAGCGGCCCTGGTAGGGCTTGGGCGAGGGCAGGACGAAGGACTGTCCCGCGACCGCTCGCGCGCTCTCTCCGGGGCGAATACGGCCTCCTCCGGTGCCTCGTCGGTCGACGATGCGCGCGGCGCTTTCGAGGACTGTCTCGAAGGCGTTGGAGATGCGCCGGAAGGCCTCGAGCATCGAGCGCTCGTCCGGCAGGGTCGCGGGGGCTCGGAAAAGGCGAGTCATCGGCGCCACCTCCCGCGCCGGGCGCGCACTCGCCGGGGCACGATGGAACCCGAGCGATTCATCGCTGCCGCCTGGTCCTTGATGCGCATCTCGGCCTTTTCGAGCTTGGCCGTGGCGATGCCGAAGGTCTCCTGGGCGTCGTCGTCGCGCTCAGCGAGGCTCTGCACGATGAATTGGGCAATCCACTCGTGCCAGTCGGGCATTCCGAGGAAAACGTGGTCCCCCTCGGTTAACTCGACGAAATCCTTGAGATACCAGACGGAATATTGCCCCTCGGAGGCCGAGGGGTAGAGCGCGATGACTCCCGGAACCGAAGTGGAGCCCTCGAAGGACGGAATGCGCAAGATGGCGAATTCGAAGGGCCCGTATCGGTTCAGCCCCGCGCTCGCCCCGCGGTAGAAGTTGCGCTGCACGATTCCCCCGGAGGGGCGACAAGCAAACCACCCGTCCTCATCGCCCCCCGTGCCCAGGGACACGTCCACGCCGAGGATGGCCGTGGCCTCGGTGGGCCAGGGGACCTCGGAGCGGTTGAAGCCCGAGACCTTGGTCCCCGTGAGCGTAGCGGGGTCGGTCTGGACGATGTTGTAGGGCGCGCCCTCTTGCTGGACGAGGTTCAGCAGCGCGCGGATGGCCGCATTGGCCTCGCGGGCGAGGTCAGCGGGTTCGTGGCGCTGGTCGATTCCGGCGAAGCCCTGCTGGTCGGCGAGGAACACCGCGCGGGCCACGATTTCGTCTCGGGTTCGGCTCTCCATCGTCTTCGTCTTCGTCCAGCACCGGGAACCACTCGTCGAGCTCGTCGTCCCACACGTGGGGGCCCGGCCCCGGCAGCGCTACGTCCTCCGGGTTCATGGCGAGGCTACGACTGCCCCCAGTTGGCTACGACTTCGCCGGCTGAGAGATTGGTGTCGCTCGTGATGGCCACATAGTGCCCCGGTAGCTCCAGGGTCGTAAGCGACAGCGTCAGGACCGAGTCCGTGCCGCCGCAATCGGTGACCTCGAGCGAGCCTGTCGCGCCGATGAGCGTGAGCTTGGCCGGGCGCGCAGGGGCGCTGGACGTGGCGGTCGGGTCGTTGAGAGCCACGCCAGCGTTGGCCGCCGTCGTACCGAAAACCCGAGTGAAGGGGTATCCGGTCGACGAGTTGAGAAGGGGAACGTTCTCGTTGGCCAAGGGTCAGTACCCCTTCTTCCCCCCGCGGCCGCACCCGGCCATGGGCACCTTGATGGTGCCCTTGGTGGCGGGCTTGCCCGGGGAGTGCTCCCCGCGGTAGCCGATGCTGCCGATGGGGGAGGGCTTGACCCGGACGGAGACCGGGCCTGCTTGGGTGCTGACGCTGCCGCCCTTGCGGGCCTTCTTGGTTGCCATGGTCTACTTCCGGGGTCGAGAGCCCCGCCGAGTGGGGCGGGGCTTGGGTTCGGGGGGTGGAGCGCCGGGGCGGCCTCGGCGGGGTGTGGGCCTCATCGCCCCCCGTGCGCCGCCCTTGGGCGCGCCGCGGGGGCGCATCGGAGCAGGTCGGTAGCCGCCCTTCACCATCAGCCGCCCTGCACGCAGATGAGGAATTGGAGGACGGTCCCGTCGGGCAGGTCTTCTGCCGCGTCGTCCGTGTCCTCTTGGGTTTCCAGCGAGAAGGTGCCCGCGGTTGCGCTGTAGGACTCGAGCTCGACGTTCTCCGTCCCGTCGGACTCGACGTGAATGGGCTGAACGAAAAGCGCGCCCTTCGCGCCGACCGGCACTGTGCCCGTGTAGACGCCAGCCCCGGTGCGGGTGATGCTGAAGCCCTCGGGGCCAAAGGTAACCGTCGGTGCTCCCGAAGCACCGATGGCCACGACGGCTGCCATGACGGCCATCCGTTGCAGGTTGGAGTTGAGGTGCCCGTACGGGGCTGCGACGAGTGCTGGTGTGGCCATTGTACCGTTCCAGTAGTGGGCCGGGCCCCGAGGGGCCCGCTCCCGTTACGCCGCCAGCAGAGAGCCGCGGCAGTGCTTCCAGGGCTCGCGGATGGCGAGCTGCGGGAAGGCGATGAGGCGAAACTCGAGGTCGTTCGAGTCCGCCTTGCGGAGCATCTCGAGCCCGTCCGCGTTGGCGACGCCCGGCAACCCGTCGAGGTGGCGGATGTCGATGTCCTCGGTGCACAGGCCGTAGAAGAAGCGCGGGTCCTGGTGCGGCTCGGCGATGACGTCGGCCATGCCGTTGACCGTCATGATTTGGACCTTGCGCGTCCCGGTCTTCAGCATCTCGCCCAGGTTGGCGATGATGCCCTGCGCCTGCAGAGACCGAGCGAGCTCGAACCACTGCTCCGACTGCAGAACGAAGGTCAAGGGCTTGGTCCCGGCGTAGCGGGACTGCATGTAAACCGCCGCAAACTGCAGCTTCTGCTCGATGGGCATCGAGGCCCGGGTACCCGTGAACGGGACGCGGACGCCCTCGAGCGCGGAGTCGGACGAGCGGGGGACGTTGCCCCATGAAGTGCCCGTGACGGAAGGCGAAATCCAGTCATCGAGCGTCTGGATGAGCAACTTGTCGTCGAGCGTGGTGCCGGCGAGAGACGGCCGGAATTGGCCGAGGGGGAAGACGAAGACCTGGTCGTTGTCCGAGTCGCCGTTCGTCCCGAAGTCGGTCAGGGCGGTGCCTTCTGTGCTCGCCATCGAGGTGATGAAGGTGCCGGCGTCTCGGTTGACCGAGTTGACGAAGGCCACGCCGCTGTTGGTCCCGTCCGTGATGAGGGTGTGCGAGGTGTCGTGGCCGTTGTTGACCGAAGCGACGAGCATCATCCCCTTGTGGATGTTGGCGATGGCCGAGGAGTCGACGTTGCCGTCGTCGTCCGTCACGGTGCAGATACCCGCGGACGCGTCCGTGATGGTGATGCGAGCGACCGAGTAGCCACCATTGCGGAGAATCAGCGTCGCCAAGCGCTCGCCGAAGGCCTCGCCGTGCTGCTCCGTTTCGTGGACCAGGTTGCGCAAGTACGCGCCCTTGTTCGACTTTCCTCGAACGAGGTTCTTGTACTTGAGCCTCAACGAGGTCTCGATGGTACCCGTGTTGAGCAGCCATTCACCCGAGTGCGCCACTGCGCCGGGGGTTTGGCTCGTCGAGCTGGCGCCCTGGTCCGCTACGGTCTGAGCCGAGGTCAGGTCACCCGCGATGCCCATGCCGCCCGCGAGGGTGAAGAAGAGGCCCGTTTCGGAGCCGTCGAGCTGCGTCGACTTGCTGATGCTGTCGAGGAGCGGCGTGGCCCGCTTCACGAGCGTCTGCATGTCGCGCACTTCGATGTAGTATCGATGGAGGGCCGTATCGACCCATGCGCCCAAACTCATTGAGGAATCTCCCAGCAGAGAGGAAAGGAAACGTGCCCCAAGGGGGCGGATTCCTCACACGATTTGCATCGTACTCTCGGCCGGAGGGGGCCAGCGCCGTCGGCGCACTGATTGGGAAGGGCTCAGGGTGGCCCTCTCGGCATTACCCGGTACTGGGGAGCATGACGGAGGGCTGGCCGGGTGTCAAGGGCAGCTAAACTCCCTGGCCAAGAAGGCCTCGTACTCCTCGGCGGTCTTGCGGTGCTTCTCCCTGCGCTCCTGGTAGGCCTGGGCCTCCAAGATGGCCCTGTGCAGCCGAGGGTAGGGGCCAATCTCGCCCAAGGCTTGCATAAGCCACACGAAGTTGTCGGCGGTCATGGGGCCAAACGTGGTCTGTACGATTACCATCTCATCTCACCCCGTACCTGTCCCGCTCGGCGGCCATCACGTCCCGCTCGGCTTGTTCGTGGGTCCGCTCGAGGTCTTTGACCTGCCACGGGTCCGCCCGCATCGCTCGCGCTGCGGCGAGCTGCTGTCGGGCCCGTTCGAGCCGCTCCACGGCCCCCTGCAGGGCCCGCAGAGCGGGGGCGATGCGGCCGCGGCGGCTCACTGGGGGCCGACCCCCCGAAGCGTGTCCGGGTCGGTCTGTTCTTCGTCTTCTTCGATGTCTTCCACCTCAGAGTCTTCGAGGACGACGGGAGGGGGCCAGTCGCGTTTCTCCCGGGCCTTGCGAAACGCGGCCTGGCGGCGCTGGTAGGGGGTACCCCTCTTCATTCTGGCAACGCTCGGTAGTGCAGGGCAGACCGGGTCTTGTGCCACTCCTCGCCGAACCGCTTGAAGGCGTCCAAGCAGTCCGACATCGCGCGATGCGCCGTCTTCGCCCGGGGCTTCTGGAAGGAGGGGTCCTCGGAGAAGTACTGGTCTCTCAGCCAGAAGGCGTTGCAGTCGAACGGGCGATACCCGAAGCGGGCCGCGACCATGGGCATCTTGGCCTTGAGCCAGCCCAAGTCGAAACCGGGGTTGAACCCGGCGAGCTCCACCTTGCGGTTGATGTTGCTGTCGAGGAAGTAGGCTGCTTCTGCCGTGGCCTTGGTCAACGTGTAGCGGTCCCCCTCTGGAGCCCCCGCGGCCCAGCGCAGCTCTTCCAACAAGCCCGACTTGATGTGCATGGCGTGCACCTTCTCGGGCATCCTAGCCTCGACCTCGGCCAAAGACTCACCCCCGGGCAGGACGATGCTGCGGAAGGCCTTCACAGCTGCCGGTGGCTTGTCGTGATAGGTCTCGACGACGACGAAGGCGACTTCGAGGATGTACCCACCTTCTGGGTCGAGCCCCGTCGTCTCCAAGTCGCCGAAGACGAGCCGGGGGCGGGGGCCCTCGGTCACTTCGAGCCCCCACCTCGCCGCAGCAGCCACCCGACGATGGCTTCGGTGAGGCGCAGAACCCAGCGGGGCACCTTGAATCGCTTCTTCTTGCTCATTGCTTCCTCAACTTCTCACACGCGATGGCCTTGTTCGCGGTCATCATGGCCTCGTGCAGCTTTCGCAGTGCTACCGTCAGGTCCGCGCTCAGCGGGCACTCTTCGAGCAGCACCTTGGCCGTGTACTTGCAAGCTTGCCTGACGCGCTCTCGGCGAGCAATGCCTTGTGCGTCAAGAGTCTGGCTGTTGAAGGTCTCTACCAGAATCTCTGCTTCCGTCATTCGTTGCTCCAATCCCAATCGACCTCGATTGCGTAGGGGTCAGTCCGAGCCATGTCGTCGACCCATCCCAGTTGCTTCTCCAGCTCGCCGACGACCCGGCGCAGCCGCTCAATCTCGCTTCTGTCCCGGTCCCGGGCGCTCGCGAGTGACCACAATTCCGCCTCCAGCTCGCAGAGCTTTTGCCTTGCCGCTATGTCGGCCAGCGATGACGACCCTGCGCAGCTCTTCGTACTGCCGTGGGTGGAGTGCCAGAGTCTTTCCTGCTCCTGGGGGCTCAGCCTCCGAGCCTTCATCCCACGAGCCCACGTAGCGGCAACGAAACGAGCCACCTTCAAAGATAGCGCGCTCCAGGAAAGTCGCTTGGCCTTCCCCTGCAGCAGCCTGATGACGTACCCGGCCGAGCCGACCACTACAGTGGTCAGTACCTCGGTCAGGTACGTGGGCAGGTCCGGCATGGCTCATGGGTGCAACAAGGGTACCCGCAAAGCGTAGCACGACACCCCCCATGCAGTCGAAGGTGTGTCCTTCGACCAATGCTTGCAGATACATGGGTCTCATCGCCCCCCGTCTTCCCGAGCTGGCTTCCACGGCTCCACCTTCTTGCCCGCGGCGCGGGCGGTGAACGGGGCCCAGGCCGTTTCGGCCATGTCGGACCACTTGCCGATGAACACGGCCGCCTTCTGGGGCTCGGCCCCGGGCTGCTCGACGATTGCGGCGCGCGCGAACCATACCATGGCCAGCACGTTGGCGAACCACTCGTTGCTCACGTCGCCGGGCTGGTGACGGCCCGAGTAGTGCACCCACTTCTCAATGCCGTCGATGATGCGCGCCGTCGCCGTGGCGTACGGCACGGCCTTCCTGGCAGCCACGAGGTCGTTGTACAGCTGCCAGACGATGGGGTGGTACTGGTTACTCTTGGCCATGGTTCCTTTATGGCCGGTACTGCCGGATTCGCTGCTCAGCCTTGTAGCCGACCATGCCGCTGACGTTGGTTTGGTAGGTCATGAGGGTTCGTGAGCCTCCAAAGCGCATCAAGTATCGACCGTTGTCGTGAGACAGGCCGGCGGAGTGCATTAGCTCGTGCAACGTGACTAGCCGAAGCATGTTGTTAATCTGGGCAATCGTCGCGTCCCCGCCCCCGAATCGAATGGCTTGCGCAATGACCTGCGGCACCGACACCTTGGTGTCGAACCAGGCCCATCGACGAGCCGAGCCGTTTGAGTCCTGGGCCGCGTACGTGGTTTCGCCGAGCACTCCCGGAATAGAGAACCCAACGGGTCGAACGGAGTACTGCCCGTTGCACGTATCCGCAATCGATACGTTCCACGCGTCGCCGCCGGGCAGGCCGTTGACGTAGGCAGCGAACATGTCGATGCCGTTCCAGATGGCGGCCACGTAGGACGTGCCCGGGTAGCTGGTGGCCTGCCCGATGCTATCGAGGCAGCGGCCAATCACCCAGCTTCGGTTTTTGGGCACGTAGCACGGAGTCTCGGGGCCCTTGCAGTCGCCGTCCGGCGTTTCACCGGTGCCGGCCTTAGATGCCCCGTGGTAGAGCGGCAGGAAGTCGATGCCGTCCTTCTCGACGAGCCCCGTCCACTCCGGGTCGACGATGACATCGCGGTCGGCCTTGTGGAAGGGCAGGGGCTCGCCCAAAGCCTCGGCCATCGCCAGGTACTCGTCGAACCCGGGCAGGCTCGAAACGAGCACGTCCTCGTCGCTCGGGGCTCCGCACGCGGCGAGGGTGATAGCAGTCAGTGTGGTGATGATATGTTTCATTGGTGTCGCTCTCTTTCCTTGTGACAGCTCATGCACTCGCCCGTCGTCTGATGGCACGTATCGGCCCCACAACGGTCGCAACGGGTAGCAAACTCTCCAGCTTGTTACTCCGGGGTACAGTCGCGTTCCTTGACTAGGCGCTTGTACTCCGCGACCCGGTCCGGTTTCCAACACGCATCTGCCCAACAACGCTCACACGCGCTCATGATGCCCCCAGCCATTGGCGCTTGCTCAAGATGTGACCCCGCTTACCAGCGCCGATGCGCCTACGCAACGGCTTGGGCGGGGGCGGGGGGAAGAGCACGAAGTCGACCTTGGCGATGATGTCGCGCACGGCTTGATACGGGTCGGGGCTGTACTTGAAGAGGGTACATTGCTGTGGAGAGATATGTACTCGCCTGCCGTTGCCGAACACGTCAAGCCCCCCTTCGTTGGACACCCGCACGTGGAAGTTGTCAGTGTTCTTGACCCTCTCGAAGTAGGACTCAAGAACGCAGGCCAGGTTGGGAGTGACCCTCATCGCCCCCCCACTTCCCCACGGAACCAAGCCACGGCCCGAGCGTCGACCGTGTCCACGCTCGGGTCCGTCGGGGCACCCATGAGGCCACCCGGCGCATCGTGGCCACGGTGCCAGGCCAGCACGTGCCCCATCTCGTGCAGCGCCGTGTGCACGGACGCGCTCTCGGCCAGCACGACGCTCGGCGTCCACGAGCCATCGAGCCACACGACGGCCGTGGTCAGGCCCGTCACCGGGTAGCAGGCTGGGCCGAGCGAGGGGCAGCGGTCGCCGTGCGCGGTCATGTACCCGAGCGGCGTGGTCGAGCGGCGCACGAGCACGCCCCGGCCGTCCAGGGACATCGCGACATCGCACTCGGGCAGCGCAGCGTCCCACATGGCCACGGCTGGTGCGACGATGCCCACGGTCTCGTCGTCGGCCGCGACCCTGGCGTCACAGCGCTCGGGCGACAGCGTGCCGGAGCCGTCGGGCTCACGGCAACCGACCGCGGCGCAGGCCAGTGCGAGTGCGAGCCTCACTGCCCGTCCCCGAGGTCGCCGGGTTCGAGGCTCAGCGGGGCGAGCCCGAGGCCGCCCCGGTTAAACCACCGCACGACCGCGGCCAGGCGGTTGGCTCGGGCGCGCTGCTCGTCACGTTCATCCCGCATTCGGTCGCGCTCCCTCTCTGCGACCCGCAGGAGCTCCGTTGCCTCCAGCATCACGTCGGTCATTCGTCCCCCAGGTCGCCGGGTTCGAGGTCGGGCCTCCCCCAACAGCCGTAGCGCTTCAAGCACCACCGCACGACCGCGGCTAGTCGGTTGGCTCGGTCCTCCAATTCGACCGCGGCCTTCTCCAGCGCGGTGTTCTGCTCCTCGGTGACCCGGAGCCTGTCGGCCAAGTCTTCGCACTCTCCCTTCAGGTCACCGGGTTCGAGTGCGGGTCGCGTCCGAAGGCAGCCGGACTGCCCGGTCCAGTTCTCAGCGTACCACCGCACGACCGCGGCGAGACGCTCGGCTCGGGCGCGTGCTTCGTCAAGCTTCACACCCAGGGTTGCAATCTGGCGCATCAAGAATTCCCCCTGCCCAGCTAGCCGCTCGCACTCCTTCTCCGCGGCCTTGGCTCGGGCCTCGGCTCGCTCGGCATCGTGCAGGTAGGCCTCGCAGGCCGCGTGCAGCCGCGAGTACTCCTTCTCAGCGACAGTGGCTCGAACGGCCAAGTCGTCGCGCTGAATGCTCGTCCTGTGCAGCCCGTCAGCCAGCTTGCGGCGGTCATCGCGTAGTCGGCTGCACTCGGCCTCGCTCCGGTCGTAATCCTCGACCTTGTCGAGCTGCCCGCGCAGGTACTCGGCCGACCTGTCCCACCAATGAACCCTGGGTCCGGCCTCGTTGCGTATGGCCTCGCCCGGCCCGCGTGCGCGCCGCTGTTCGGCCTCGTGCACCCTGCCGTCGATGCCCACTGCGTACCTACGCGCATCCTGGTCATGTCGCGCGTACTCAGCGCTCACCCTGTCTTGCTCTCGCTTCGTCATGTGCCTCCCGTTCTGGCCCGAATCCTACGCCCGGCCGAGGCAGGCGCGCAAGCCCCATGCGCGCGCTGCGCGAGAGAAGTCAGCGCCAGCGCTGGCGCTGACCCCTGCCCCCTGTGATTACGAGGCCTTGGCCATCCTCGAGGCGGCCGCGAGGCCGGGGACGTGGAGGTGTTGAGAAAGTTTTTGCATCAATCGTTGCATCGACCCTTGCACTCATCTCTACCAGGGTCTATACAGGGATTGTCACAACGACACGGCCATCAACGAGGCCGGGGAGGAATAGAGCAATGAAAGAGGTAGAAGCCAAAGTCAGTGCACGGGCTTTCCGCAATGCAGGCTACGACGTTCAGGCCGAGCCGAGTATCGTCGGGTCAGGCTGGGCTCTTAGGTGCCGCGCAAAAGATGAGGGGCACTTCTGGGCCATGAATCACCAGGCGGCCAAAGCACTCATGGCTAGGGGCGAGATAGCCACGGTTAAGAACGGCAAGCACTGACCGGGGCAGGGCGCCCCCACGGGGACGCCCAACCCTGGCCAGTACCGGTCAGAGCAACAACACGGCCATCAACGAGGCCTGGGAGGAATAGAGCAATGGCAACCAAGCGAGCACTGAAACCATGCCCATTCTGTGGCGAGGCCAGCAACCTGCATATGGTAGCGGAAACGCGCACGTGGAAGTACGTGTGGTGTGGGAAGTGTGATGCGCAGGGCCCGGCCAAGTCGGCCAAGAGCCGAGCGATCGATACCTGGAACGAGCGGCACTGACCGGGGCAGGGCCCGCCCAAGGGTGGCCCCAACCCTGGCCAGTACCGGTCAGAGCAACAACGGGAGGACAGCATGACTGACATCACATTCAAAAGCATCGCCACGGTCATCGACTACGCCGAGCTGGCGTCCGACATCGAGCACGGGGAGAAGGGTGAGAACCGAGCCTTCTACTGGGGGAATCGCGATTCCGAAGACCCGGCGCTCGCTGCGCTCGCTCAGTGCGCACGGTGGTACGCTTGCGCCAAGGGTTGTCGGGGTATCGGACTCATTGACTGGGCCCAGAAGTACGAAGAACGCGCAGAAGGAGCCTTGAACGAGGCCAAGGTAGCGGGAGGCTTCGAGTACTGACCGGGGCAGGGCGCTCCCACGGGAGCGCCCAACCCTGGCCAGCACTGGCTAGAGCAACCCACCAAGGGAGGAATTATGTCTCACAATCTGCAACCCGTCACGAAAGCCCAGCTGAAAGGCCGAGCAAGCACTCTGGCCTTCATCAAAGACGGCGCCGTGAATCCCTTCATCGAGCTGGGCATGGGCTTCGACACGTTCATGTCCCGCTTCACTGACCAGGGCATCACCCCACCCGGCTGGAAACGGGTCGAGGCCAAAGGTACCATCCGCAAGCAATACAGCTGCCCCGTCAACGGAGATGGCTGGTGGTGGACCGAGGCAGTGCTACTCGTAGACGGCAAGCGAGTAGGCAGCATCGAGCTGCTCGACGGGCCTACGGGGGAACTGTGATGAGCAAGCCCAAGCGTGGCGGGCCAGCAATGACCCGGGCAGCACAATACGTAGCCAGGCACCCGGGCTGCGCCATCCTCCCAGTAGCTGAGTACGTGGGCCCCAACGGGTCCCGCTATTACGGGTACCGCATCGTGCATCTAGCCATCAAAGCTGGGCTCATCCGAGCCGAGCGCGACAGCAAGCGTAACCGATACTTCCTGTACCCCGTGCCCGAGGCCCAGTCATGACCCACCTACCCATCATCACCCGCACCTTGCTCGACAGCTACGGCATCGTCGCTCGAGTATCTGCCCCCATCCTGCCAGCCCAGCCCGGGCTGAAAGGTAACCCGGCCAAGGCCTCGGCGCACGAGAAGGCGCTCATGCGTTCCCCAGCGATGGGACAGTGGGGGCACGAAGGATACTCACCAGAAGACCCACACCCCGTGCACATCCCGCTGTACATGGTCGACTGGGCTTGTGCAATGTTCAATCAGCTTTCGGGGGAGTCGTGGCGGAACGAGTGAGCGAAGGACCCTACCGCGTAGTGGGACGGTCAGAAACCACCCATTGCTGCTTCCGGGCCAGCGTGCTCGATGCCCAAGGGCAAGACATCGCGGAAGCATTCTTCGACCAGGACGCGAAGATGATTGCCGAGGCACTGAATCACTACCGGCGTAGCAGCGTCGTCATCCCGGACAATTGGTGCATTCTATGACCGTAGCCGCTCTATTCACGGCCCCCGATGGGCCCTACCCAGCATTGCTCGGAGTCGAGCAATGCTGGGATGAGAAGCGAGACGCTCGGCTCTACAAGGGGCCTCACCCCGTCGTGGCCCACCCTCCGTGCAACTTGTGGGTGAACCTCGCCGCTGTCAACTGGAAGCGCTACGGCCGACAGAAGCCCGCCTGGTACGATGGTGGGAGCGATGGGGGCTGCTTCGAAGCTGCATTCAAGGCGGTGCATCGATGGGGCGGAGTATTGGAACACCCGGCGCACTCGTGGGCTTGGCAATACCATGTGCTACGCAAGCCGGTGTTCGGTCGATGGGCCCGAGACTTTAATGCGACGCGCGGGGACTGGTCCGGCTGGGTAACATGTGTGCACCAGTCCGACTACGGGCACCCTGCGCGCAAGGCCACTTGGCTGTACTGGGCCGGACCCGGCGAGCCCCCACCGATGCGATGGGGCGGTGGCCCAGCCCCCACGCACCAAGTCGGATGGTTCGACCGGGCGAAGCCCACCGTTGGCAAGAAGACCGCAATCCACACACCACCCGCATTCGCAACCGCGCTGATTGCGCTCGCGCGAGCGGCAAGGAAGAACCCATGAGTTTCCCCACCAAAGAAGAACTGGACCGAATCGAAGGGGCCTTTCGCGAGCTGCCCCCATGTGCGTACCCGGATTGCCCAGAGTGCAAGCGCAACCGAGAGACGCTCGAATTGTGGGCCAAGCTCCGCAAGCACGTCACGTCATGGCAGAAGCGCCGAGCCAAGCTCCGCAAGGCCAACGCCACGCCGAGAAAAGGGCTTCCTTAAGTACCCACGCCCCCAGCCCCCCGTAGGGGGGCGGGGGCGTGTTATGGGTTCGGTCCGTTTTAGTTTTGGTTCCACGCGCGGCGCGCGCGAGAGCAGGAGAGCACATGGCAGAAGCAGAGCAGGGGAGCAGCCCCATTCACATCACGGCCTACCGGGTCAAGAAAGACAACGTTGGGTGGCAGGCCGTGGTGCGGCCGTCGAAGCTTGGGGGCATGTGGGCTGGGCATTGGCCCGCTGGGGTGTGCCGTGGGTGTCCGGACAAGGCTTGCCCCACGAAGGAGGCTCGGCCCATGTGGTCGCCGACTACGTTCCGGGGGAAGGTGGACAAGTCGGGCGTTGTGGAAGTGTCCGCGCTTGTACTGGACTACGACGAGTGCGAGCCGCCGTGGGAGTGCCTCACAGGGTATGAGTTCATTGCATTATCTTCGCACTCCGGGGGCTGGCACATCGTGCTGCCGTTCAACACGCCATGCCCACCCGAAGCGTGGGGGCCGCACTTGTTCGAAGCGTGGCCAGGCGTAGACGAGAGATGCAAGGACATCGCGCATCGTTACTTCGCGCCCTTCCCCCACCCCAACAACGGGTATCACCCGGGGCCCCGCATTCTGTGGTCGATGCCCCTTCGGCCCGCATCGCCCCCCCTGCCCCCTGCCCCGCCCGCTCCGGCCCCGCCCGCTCCGGCCCCGCCCAAGCCCCGCGAGCGCCCCTCGAAGGCCATGGTCGACTCGTGGGTCTCGGCATTCGTCGGGCCGCGCGGAGACGGCCAGCGCAACCGGTTGGCGGGAGCTCTCGGTGGGTGCCTGTCCCGATGGGGCTGGTCAGATGAGGGTATCCAAGAGGCCTTGGAGGAGGCCCTGCCCCACGATGAGAAGCGCGAGAAGGCCATCAGTGACGCGCTACGCGCCGCGGAGAACGCTCGCGGAGACGTGACCAGTGCTCCGGGCATCCCCGCGCTGAAAGCCCTCGGAGTGCATGTAGAGACGGCAGCCGAGGCCGGGCAGGAAGCGCGCGCAGCGCTCGAACGAGCCGAGCTGGATGCACTGCTCGCCGAGCCACTGGACGAAGGGGCCGGGCTCGAGGGGGCCGGCACGAGCATGTCCGCGCGAGACATGGTCACCAGGCCCAAGCCCGTCACGCGATGGGTCTGCGAGACGCTCGGGCTCGCCCGAGGCGGAGCGCCGTGGGTGATCGCCGGGTACGGAGGCACCGGCAAGACGACGCTCCTGCAAGACCTCGCCATCGCGTGTGCCACGCCTGGACGGAGGTTCCTCGGGGAATTCGTGGTCGAGCACGGACCCGTCGGGCACATCGACTTCGACGCAGGCAGCGAGACGCCTTGGCAAGTCTACCTCGCGTTGGGTCTCACAGCGGATGCGACGCTGCGCCTCGAAGGTGAGCTGGACTGGCACTTCAAGGCGGACGCTGAGACCGAGCGCCGGCTGGTTCGCTACTGCCGCGGGAAGGTTTTGGTCATCGTGGATTCACTGCGCGCGTGCATGGGAGTCGTGGATGAGAATTCCAGCACCGAAGTGCGGCCGCTGCTCGACCTGCTCAAGCGCGTGTCCGTCGAGTGCGACTGCGCGATTGCGCTGGTGCACCACGAGGGCAAGAGCAAAGCCGTGGAGGGGCGTCACAAGGCCAGGGGAAGCTCGGCCATCGTGGATGCGAGTTCTGCCCTGCTCACCTATCAGCGCGAGAAGGAGACCGACTCCTCACAAGGCGTGCGTCTGCGCGTGGGCAAGCTCCGGCGGATGCGTCCCCCGGCCCTCATCGCCCCCCGTGGTTTGCTCGTGACGCTTCACGGCGACGAAGAGGTCGGGGCACAGCTCGCCGTCATGGCCGAGCCCGAACCGAACGAGCCGCCCGCCGTGGTGGACGAGGTCGAGCTGCCGAGGGAGCTCTGGGGGGTATCGGGGGACAAGCTCAGCGACGCGCAGCTACGTGCCCTGTGGGCCGACTTCCTCGACGAGGGGCACTCCGGAGTCAAGGCGGGCAATCGATTCCGAGCTTGGCTCGATGCCAAGGGCTACCGCTACGGCTCGAAGACCAGGGTCAACGACTGGATTCGGGCGAACGTCAGCCGAAGCAACGGAAAGCTTCTGAAACAACAATCTTGACAATCCGACGCGGGCCACGGTATCCCCCTCGGAAGGGGGAGACCGTGAGGCGCCTCTTCGCTGAAGCTACGAGGGCCTGCACTCCGTGGTCCCGCGGAGGATGTCACCGGCCCGGCCTGACGGCCGAGTAGATGGGAGGAACATGGGGAAGAGCAAGCCACGGCACCCGAGCGACGGGCACGACCCGAACAAGCCCGGCTGGCAGCACACGTACGCATCGCGGGGGGCGATGCAGGCCGCTCGTCGTGCGCGCGAGAGGCGCATCCGAGAGCGCAGAGAAGAAAGAGACATTATCTCTTGCTTCGATGATGCTCTCGACTATAACGAGGAGTGGGGACTCTAATACAGCCATCGCTGTGAAGAAGGAGAGCAACATGGGTGCAATGAATAGACCAGAGACCGAAGAGACGGACTACAACTACCTCGACAACGAAACCCTCGACGCGAGGGTGGAATTCTGGTCGTGGGATGAATCCGGGTTCAAGCCCCGCTACAACACCATCGACGACGCGATGTGGGCGCGTCGGCACAAGGTCATGCTCGATGAGGAGAACCTGACGCTCTACGGCTTCGGACGGGTGCAGGTATCGCTCGAAAAGGTCGAGGCCGCATCGAGTATCCTCGAAGGGCTCGTCGAGAACCTGGACGACGAGTACGCGCTGCACGACGCCGAGCCCCCGCCGAATCTGGCCAGCTCGACGCCGCTGGAGCTACTCGAGCGGGTGCGCCGCTGGCTCGTGGCCAACTACGAGCCGGTTTGGTGCGAGCCCGTGGTCGTGGTGCAATTCCAGGGCGGGGAGTGGGAAGAATGAAACTCTCGGACATCCGGAAGAAGGTCTCCAAGATTCGCCAGCTCGCCGAGCTGGGTGATGACGAGGGGGCACACGCGGAAGAAGACGAGCTTTACGTTCAGCTGCTTACGCGGTTCGCCAGCGAAGGCAGCACCCTCGCCAAAGAGGCCTTGAAGGCCCGAAGCATCGAGTTTGGGAGGTGGTGCGCGTGACCCGCCAAAACTGCTGGGGGTACCTGGTCAGCATCACGCTGACTTCCTTCGTGGTCACTGTGGTGACGCTGGTGTTGGCTGGGTTCGTGGGGGGTGCGCCGTGAAATGCCCAGAGTGCAAGGGCGAGGGGAAATTTGAGCACTTCATGCTCGATTACGACGAGCACTGCTACGTCTGCGGGGGCTCCGGTGAAGTGTGCGATGGGTGCAGATGCCCATACGAAAGCTGCGAGTGCGAAGAAGAGGTCTTTGATGGGATGGGAGATGAGCCGTGGCCTCTTGGGGTGCACGAGCGCTGCGGGGAGGAGGCCTACGATGACGACGAATGAACGCCGAGCGCTCCCCCTGTACGGCTCCAACGGCCAGCCCTTCCTGTGGCTGTCCGCGAGCCGCCTACGGACACTCGAAGGCGACGCCGAGCGCGGGGGCTTCTGCCCCCGCCGGTATTGGCTCGACAAGGTGGGCAAGTGCCCGCAGGACCCGGCGGATGGGGCCTACTTGCTTCACGGCAAGCGACTCGACGCCGTGGTCAACGCGTACGCGTCGACCGAGACGGGAGACCCGCTCGCCGTGCTGCAGACCCTCCCGGAGCTCAAGCCCGAGCTGCTCGAAGGGAAGGACATTCAGCTCTACTCCGACCAGCTGCAAGCGCTCGTCGACGCTGGCTTCTACGGGCGTGGCTCGCAGCAAACCCAGGTCGAATTCAAGCGGGTGGAAACCCCAGACTGGGGCCTTCGGGGCGCGCTCGATGGGGTGCCCAAGAAGTGGCCCCGCGATGGGTTGCCCTTCGTGTGGGACCTCAAGACGTACGGGAGCAAGCACTTCAGCCTGGACGAGAACACGCTAGGCAAAGACCACCAGGCCTTGTGCTACGCAGAAGAGATGATGCGTCAACACGGAGCGCAGGCCCGCCAAGAGGGCATCATGTGTCACTGGTGGTACGTGTCGAAAGAGCGCAGTTACAAGGGCCGCAGGAGGGCCAAGGCCTATCGCGTCTCGGCCCTCATCACGGGCGAGATGGTTGCTGATTGGTTCTCCGACAGGGTCTGCCCCCTCGCGGCTCGAGCCCGGCGGCTGCACCAAATCCGGGACCAGCGCGGCGTGGCGACCAACCCGCTGGTGTGCCAGGGCACGGGCCTGCCCCCACAAGATGGGAGCCGGTACACGGACGCCGGCACGTGCTGGCACAAGCTGGCGTGCAAGGACAAGTACATGAGCATGAACATTCGATGGGAGGTGTGAAGTGGGAGCGGGAGAGTACCTAGAGATTCGCGGCGGGCTGGTGTTTCACAAGAAAGACGGCTCGTGCAAGACGATTGAGGAAGCCTGCAAGGCCAACCCACCGTGGGCAGCCGAGCAGATTATGAAAGCTCAGGCCGTGGCCTTGGAGCTGGAGCAGAAGCTTGCCGGTGCGTGCGCGTACCCGTGCATCGACCGAGCCGAGTACTTGGCCATCATCCGCAAGTTGCACGGCCGAAAGAGGGGGGTGTGAAGTGGATTGCCAGAAGTGTGGGGGTGAGGGAAGTGTCTTGCTCAGCTGGATGCACGACGAAGTCATCGCGCAGGTCTGCGACCGGTGTTGGGGCTCGGGCAAGGACCCGTGCTGTAAGGAAGCGAAGCCCGAAGCCCCCAAGATGAAGGTCATCGACTTGTTCGAGGCCTTGAGGGAATCGCTGCAAGAGACGGGTCTCGGCAAAGAAGAGAAGGCAGAGCTGGCCTTGCAAGAACTCCACCGCAAGGCAGCCGCCCTGCGCGAGCTGGAAGCCGAGGTCGCGCAGGCCATCGATAAGCTCTTGGCCTGCCCCGTCACGGATTCAGAGCGCTCTCTGGGGGTAGGCCTTGGTGTGGTGGAAGGAGGCCACTTCGTGGAAGACCTGGACGTGTGCTGCGCCGACGTACTCAAGGCCATCGCCCCCCTGAGAAAGCGGGTGGGGAAGTGAAGGAAGCGAAGCCCGAAGCCCCCGACGCGAAGGCAGCCGCCCTGCGCGAGCTGGAAGCCGAGGTGTCCAAGGCCATCGATGAGCTCTTGGGCTTGAGGGTTTGGGATGCAGGGGCCAACATCAAGGGGAGCCTTGAAGAGCATGGGCATTCCGGGCAAGTCACTGCCCCACTGGTGCTCAAGGTCATCGCCCCCTTGCGAAAGCGGGTGGGGAAGTGATGCTGAAGTGGCCGACACCCGAGCAAATCAAGCTCGGGCGGGCTGTATCCTGCACGCTGCCCGAAACGCGATGGCAGCACATCACCGACGAAGTGAAGGCCGTGGCCGACGACGAGTCGTTGCCCGAGTCGACGCGGCGCCTGGCTCGGTTGGAGCTCATGCGCCGGGGAAGGGGGTGGTCGTGAAGAAGGTGAAATGGGGGATGGGCCCAAGGTACAGACCAGACGGGACAGACTGGGCCTTGCGTATCGATGGCGAGCACGTGGGTGTAGTGTGCAGCTACACGCAAGGTACTGGTGAGGTCCACTCACTGAAAGTCGGTGATGAGACGATTGTGCCACATACCTCAATGAAAGACGCAGCCAAGCACCTGCTCCGGCAGTGCGGCGTCGAGGTGAAGTGATGGCAACCTGGAGAATAGGGCAAAAAGTCCGTTACTTAAGCCGAGTAGACTTGTGGGCCAAGATTCCAGGCTTTCAGCTAGCCACGTGGAGAAAGAGCCGAAAGCGAAGGCAGTCGCTGCCTTTGGGCCCGGTGCTTCTGGGGTAATGATGCAACTCTGGGAGTGGCAGAAGAAAGCCATCCGCGCGTGGGTCGCCCTGGGCGGCCTGTTCGCGGGGCAACCAACCGGCGCTGGCAAAACCATGGCCATCGCCATGATTTGCAAGCTTGAGCTCGACCAGGGCGGGCGCCCCCTCATCGTGGCCCCGAAGTCCGCCACCGAGCAGATTGCTTCGATGCTCCGCTCGTTGGGGGTGCCGGCGAGGGCACTGACTTCGAAGAATCGTCGAGCGGAGGAGCTTTGGGGCAAATTCATTTCATTGGCTTCTCACAGGAATTTAAGGACACCGAGTACCGAAGTCGCAGTGGTCGGCTTCGAAGTGCTCAACCGGTCCGACTGGGCCGATTTCTTCGAAGAGTTTTGCCCCACCGTCGTGTGCCTCGACGAGGCGCACAAGTTTCGCAACGTCCGCACGTGCTCCGGAGCCGCCCGGTTCGACAAGTACGTGCGGGCCAACCCCGGGGTGCGCGTGTGCGTATCCACGGCGAGCCCGCGCGAGGGCTCCATCAAAGACTTCGCTCACCTCATGGAATGGGCATTGCGCCAGCACAACCCGCTGCCGCGCAGTCCACGCACGCTCCACCTCCTGTCAGAGAGGCTCGCCGGGGATACGCCGAGGGCTCGGCGAGCCCGGCAGGCCTTCTTCAACAAGCACTTGCAGAACAAGCCGGGCGTGTTCTTGGACGACGCCGAGAGCTACCCGGGGACCATCCGGCTTTGGCGGGAGTACCACGACCCCATCGCCACCCTCGGGCCAGGGGACAAGATGCCCAGCGGTGACTACTGCATCTCGCCAGCCCAGGCCGCGACCGTGAGCACGCAGCTGGCGTGGGGCTTCTACACCCGCCGCTACCCGGAGCCCCCGCGCGAGCTGCGCGAGGCCGAGCGGGAGTGGGGCGCCATCGTGCGCAATGCTGGGCCCGAATTCACGGACAGCCAGGTCCGGGCCCAGGCCCCTGCGCAGTGGGCCCGGCTCGAGGAGCTCACGGCCAAGTACGGGCCCTTCTCGACGCGGGTCCAGTGGCTTCTAGGGGGGAAGGACAGGCTCCGGGCGAAGGTGGTCAGTGAGCTGGGCCTGGACAACCCCCACGTGCCGACCCTCATCTGGGCCCGCTCGACCGTGCTGCAGGAGGCCCTCGGGGATATCCTCGGCTGCCCAGTTTTCCGCGAGGGGGGGCGATGCGGACGCACGGGGCGCATCATCTACGAGGACCGGCAGTCCCCCGTCGCAGTGGCCAGCGCCTCGGCGTGCGGTCAGTCCTTCAACGCACAGCACCACTTCGGGGCCAACGTGGTGCTGCAGCCCGGCGCGAGTCACACGTGGTGGCGCCAGATGATTGGCCGCACGGCACGCTACGGGCAGCGGTTCGACGAGGTTCCCTTCCTCATCGTTTTGGCTTGCGAAGCCGACGAGCGCCGCCTACAATCTGCACTCACAAGAGCACGGGAGGCCTTGGAGGAAACAGGGCAACGCAATCCCTTGCTCTCGCTCGATGAGGACTTCTAGGGTGGACAGCGACGCCGAAGAATGGGCCGAAAGCCTATCCTTGCAAGAGTTGGCCAGGCAGGTAGGTAAAGCAGGGGAACACCTGAATGACCTGTACTGCGCAGCTTGCTGGAGGGCAGAAAAAATCCTAGAAGACCTCGCGGAAAAAGAAGAAAACGGAGACCAACAACAATGAAGCAATCTCAATCTCACGACGAAGAAGTTTTCGACCTAGCCGCCGCCATGAGCGGTGCCCTCTCCGAAGAGGACCAAGCGCTACGCAACGAGCTTGCGAGCAAAATCAAGAGCGACCGTGACGTGGTGGAGGACCCGGGGGATAGCTCCTTCCTACCCAACAAGCGCGGATGGGATGCCTTAGTATCGCTGCAGGTATTCGAACAGAAGGACACCGAGACTGGCTCCGGCTTGTTCATCGAGCTCGAAGTCAAGCAGTGCTATGACCGCCCGGGTCAACAAGAGCCGGACCCGATGGACCCGTACACGAAGCGCCTAGAGTGCAAGAACTACTGCTTGTGTTTTTGGGACGCGCACAAGACCATGAAGAAGTTCATGCTCGAACGGCTTCGTCGACAGCGCCGAATGCTGTTTGCCTGCCTGCTCGGCAAGGACCCGAATGACCCGAGCTGGACGGACCTCGATGCAATCGCTACGCTCGTCAAGAAGACGCGACCCATCAAGGATGGCGGAGACGGCAAGGTACTGAACCTTCCGATTCGCATCCACAACGAATTCGTCAAGAAGACGGGGAACGGTGTCATCATCCACGAGCCCACGTTCCTGCCAGCCTCGACGTTCAAGCCGCCGACGGGGGACGCGCCGCTCCTGACCCCCTGAACATTCTCGCAGCGCCCGGCGGGGGTACTTCCCTCCCCCATGTTGCTCCCCCCGCCGGCGCGCTGCCCTATCGTGACGGCAGGTTGCTGAAAGCTCCTGCATACCAAAAAACGCCGACCCTCATCGCCCCGCCACCGCTCGCCGGTGAGCGGGGTTTTGGGGTAGGAGCGCAGGTACTCGCCCCTTCTGGTGTACCAATCGGTGGCCTGGTTGGCGGGTGTCTGCGCTCCCCATGGCCTGCAATTCTGGGAGTGGCCCTGCGGACGCGCAGGGAAGCGGCTGGTTCGATTCCAGCGTGGGCCACCCCTCGACGACCCAGAGGCTAAATGGTCCCTCATCGCCCCGCCACCGCTCGCCGGTGAGCGGGGTTTTGGGGTAGGGCAACCTTGCTTCACTGATTTCGTACCCGAGGCTCCGGAGTGGAAGGGCGACTTGGTAAAGCAGGGGGCGCGTAGCTCAGCAGTAGAGCCGGGGGCCGAAAACCCCCTGTGTGCGTTGGTGCAATTCCAACCGCGCTGCCTTTTTTTTGAGCTGGGAGGCACGGGCATTGCTCTTCGTCGGCTGCGACAGCGAGACCATCCCCTTCAGCGAGGGGGACATGGCGCCCGAGCTCGTCTGCTTCCAGTGGTTGGAGCACCGGGCAGGGGCCGAGCCGCAGATTGCCACCCGCCGCGCAGGCGCGCTCGAGGTCATCGAGCGGTACCTGCGTGACGACGGGGTGACCCTCATCCTCCACAACGCGAGTTACGACGCCGCGGTGTGGTGCCGCGAGGGGCTGGCCCGGCTGGTCTTCGAAGCGTACCGGAAGGGCCGCATCGTCTGCACGTGGGTCAACGAGCGGCTCGGCGAGATTGGCGGCTTCGTCTCACGCAAGGAGCTTTCTCTCGGGACTTGCATGAAGCACCACGGGCTACCCGAGCCCTCGCTGAAGGGGACTGACCTCGCACGCGGGTTCGCTGAGTTCTACGATGCCCTTGAGATTCCAGAGCCCCACCGCACCTACGCCTTGGAGGACTGCGGCGTCCTGAAACTGTTCATCCGCCAGGCGGCGAAGTGGGGCGGGCGAATCCCCCTCACCGCCCTGCAGCTGCTCAGTTACCGGGACTTCGCGCTGCGAATGATGTCCAACGTGGGCATCCCCATCGACGGCAAGGCTGTCGACCGACTCGAGGCCATGTGCGTGGCCGAGCTGCAGAAGCTCATCCCGCACGCCCTGGAGTGCGGCTTCATCCGGTACGGCCGCACGTCCAAAACGAACCCGTGGCGTCAGTCAATCATGACCGAGCCCGACGAGGATGGGCGGCGGCAGTGGCTGGGCTGGGGCGAGCCCGCGGTCGAGGCGCCGAAGTCGGGCAAGTACTACGGGATGGGCCTCATCACGACCAAGAAGACCATCCAGAAGGCCGTGACCGAGGCCTACGGCGGCAAGCCCCCGATGACCGAGAAGACCCGCAAGGCGGGCCCGAGCTGGAAGCCGCAGGTCTCGGTCGCTGCGTTGACGCTCGCGGAGGCGGGCGATGCGGACCTAGAAGCCTTCGCGCGCTTCGGCCGCTGGACGAAAGCGCTCGCCAACGACGTGCCGATGCTGCAGTCGTCCAAGCTCATCCACACCCGCTACGGCATCACGGAGACGCTGCGCACGCTCTCGGGCAAGCCGCCGATTCAGAACTGGTCGACCAAGGCCGACGGCCCCCAGATTCGCGAGTCGGTGTTGGCGCCGCCGGGCTTCTGCATCTACTCGGTGGACTTCTCGGGGCTTGAGTTGGCGAGCTTCGCGCAGAACGTCTACGACCGGCTTGGACTGAGGCACATGGTGGACCGGCTCAACACCGGAGTCGACCTGCACTCGGATGTTGGCCGCCAAATCAAGGGTATCACCTACGAGGAGTTTCTTCACCTCAAGGCCACACGCCCCAAGAGCGAGTGGTATCGCGAGAGGCAGGGGGGCAAGGGCGCCAACTTCGGTTTCCAGGGCGGGATGCGAAACATCGAGAAGTTCGTCCGCTACTGCGCGTCCAACTATGACTTGTGGGGGCCTCGACGCCTGAGCATCCGGCAGGGTGAGATGCTCTACGAGGCCTGGAAGAAGGCCTCGCCGGATGCGCTGGCGTGGCTCCGCTACGTGCACAACCAGGAGAAAGCCGATGGCACGTTCGACGTGTACCTGCCCGGCTTCGGTGTCACCCGCAAGGGGGCCTGGTTCAACGCAGCTGCGAACAACCCTTTCCAGGAGCTCGGGGCTCGGGTTTGCAGCGACGCTACAATCTGGTTGGCGGAGCAGTGCTTCATGCCAGGCGAGGCCTTGAACGACTGCCTGTCATGGGGCCACGTGCATGACGAGTGGCTGGTCTTCGTGCCCTCGGACAAGGCTCGCTTGAACGAAGTCGACAAGCACATTCGAAAGGGCCTTTTCGATGTTGCGAAGAGAACCCTCACCGTTGTAGATTCCTGTGTACCTGAGGCCACGGCAAGCACCAGGTGGAGCAAGGGAGCGAAAGAGTTGCGAGACGACAACGGCGACTTGTGCGTGCACGAAATCGTGCTGACGGAGGCTGCGTGAAAACGCCGCACAACCCTACCAAGCTGCGAGGTATCCCATGGGCAGTGTGCAAGTGCTGCGGCCTGATTCGGCTGCGCAATGCTCTCTCCTTGAGGGCTTGGCGAGCCGGCTGCGAGAAGGAGTGACAATGGCATCGAAACCGGACATGACCCTACTGCCTTGGGGGGACTTCAACACCACAGAAGATGATGATTACGGCTTCATTGATGCCGCTTTGAATGGCCTGGTGTCCTGGTGGCTGAACCGAGACGCACTGCCATGGGTGCCAAGGAGCCAACTGCTCGGCGTCGGCCGCGCGCTGACCTACGGCTCGCAGAATCACGGCCGAGGTGGGCTGGTCCAAAGGCCCTACTCCCAGCCCTTCAACTCAGCGGTGCGCCACGCCCTGAAGGCCCTCGAGCAACCATCGCCCGCCCTGGACCCCGAGCACGGGATTCCACATGTGCACCTGTTTTGGGCCCAGGTGACAATTCTTCACGCCCTGGTCTCAAGGAAAGAGGGCCAGGACGACCGACCACAACAAGGAGAGTGACATGCTCACACCAGAACAAGCAGCGGAAGTCATCTACGAAGCACAGCGCGTGGCCATCCAGCAGTTTGGGGTCAAGCCCCCGGCGCAGAACAAGCGGCGCCAAGTCGCGACTTTGGCCGCGTGCTTGCAGAGCAGGGTGGTGATGGGGCCCTCGGAAGACCCCATCACCAAAATCGAGAACACCGTTTTCGACGCGCTGTCGCCGGCGCTCTACCAGCCCGCGGCGAAGAGTCTCGCGGCCGAGTAGCTGAGAGCGATGGAAGCGCCCCACTTCTCCCCACCCGAGCGCTTGCGCTGGGCCCTCTCGTGTGACCCGGGCACCCGGCATCCGGGCTTTGCCTTGTGGTTCGACGAGACCCTGCACTCGCTCGGGTGGGGCTGGAAGTGGTGGCCGAGAGAGACGAGAGAAGATGGCTTCTGGTCTTTTCTGCCTTCTGGGCATCTAAACGCCCTCATCATCGAGGGTCAGCACTTCGAGACGGAGCGCACCGGCAAGAAGGGCAAGAAGTTTCGTATCCCACCACAGGATATCATGAAACTATCCTTCTCGGCGGGGAGACTCTTCGAGCGCTTCGACGCCGAGGCGAAGTTCATCATGCCGGTGTCGGCCTGGCGAGATGGGCTGTGGCCCGGGTGCCAGCGCATCACCAAAGAGAAGGTGCTCGAGCGATTCGAGCAGGACTTTCCCGCGCACCACGAGCGCGTGCTGAAAGAGAAGGTCCCGCGCTCGTACCGTGGGGACGTGTCGGAGGCCATCCTCGTGGGGGAGGCCTTTTTCAGGGCTCGGCGGCGCGGTGTTGCCGGGCTGTTTCTGCAAGAGCAATAGGGAGGAACATGAAACAGCTAGACCTTTTCCCAGGCATCCGGACCGACGATGCCTTCTTGGACTTCTTCGGTCGGCCCATCGAGGCAGGAGACTGCTTCCTTTACTGCGGGCACACCGCGCCCAGGGGCCCCGAGCTGCGCGTTGGCTACGTCGAATGGAAGGAGAAGGGCAAGAACGGGGAGCCCATTCTCGTGTGCTCGGCCATCGTGCGAAAGCATTCGTATGCTCCTTATCGGAAGGCGGCGAATCCGGTGCGGATTAGGGCGCAGAGCAACACCTTCAAGGTCTCGGGCGTAGAAGCCAACGCGGTCAAGAACATGTTAGGTATGCCTACCTCCGCCTCCGGCGGCCCGACGAGCGCGCCTGCGCCCGCTCCCGGCGAATCTGCTCGATGCGCTCCTGGTGCAACTGAGCAGCAGTCTTCTCCGCCTCCCAAGTCGTAGTCCAGATGATGCCCGAGCCGAGCGAGGCATACTGCGTCGCATCGGTGCACTCGTCGGCATACCCTGGTCGGTGGTCCATTTTGGTGGCGTCCGCCCAGGGGAGCACCTTCCACTCGTCTTCGAGCATCCGGGTCGCATCGCCCCCCGCGCAGGTCAAGTAGCCCCCGGCCAGGGCGTTGCGCATCTTCTCGATTCGCATCTTCCGGGGCTCCTTGTGCCCGGCCTTCGCCGAGCTGCAGGGAAGCCCGTACTCGCCGGACAGCGTCTCGGCCAGCGTGCGGCCCCCGCCCCCGGCCGTGTCGACGAAGATTTGGGCCACGTTGTGCTCGCGCCGCAGGCCTTCGGCGATGGCCGCGGCGCGGCCGAGCATGATTTCCGACTGGGCGAAGGCGCGCAGCACGTGCACGCCCGGCAGCGGGGCCCGGGTGCGGACGACGCTGAAGCCGAACCCGTCGTGCCACCCGATGTCGATTCCCATGTAGGTCAGGTTCCGCGGGTCGGGGGGCGATGCGTAAAGGATGCTCGCGGCGCCCGGCTTGTAGATTATCACCCCCGCGTCCGCGATGCGGTGGCCCAGGTACTCCCGCCGGTAGGTGACGTTCGTGGCGTCCCCCTTGAACTTGTCCCTCAGGACTTCGGCTAGGATTTCCGACCCCGGCCGAGTCAGGTGGGTATTGTCGGCGACCGTCGCGCAGAAGTGCATTCCCAGCTTCTCCGCGAGCTTCATCCGGTCTTCGTAGAAGCCCACCCCCACGTCGCTCGGCGTGCCGACCATGGCCAAGTCGCCGTTGGTGTCCATCAGAGCGGGCTCGAGGCAATCCTCGATGAGATAGCGGAGCAGGGTCTCGGGGTACTGCCCGCACTCGTCGACGCACACGCGGTGCATCTTGGGAATGCCGCGCCACCGGTTCGCCTGGGGCCTGTCCTTGGCGCCGCCGAAGTAGAGGGTGAAGCCGTCGGGCGCGACCCAGCAGTCCTTGACCGTGTGCTCCTCGAAGCCCCAGCCCATCCGGGCATTGAGCTCGCGGAATTGCTCCCACCCGATGCGGCGCGCGTGCTCTACCGTCAGAGCAAGGAACGCGCTGCACTGGCCGGGGCGGCTGCGCCACTCCTCGACCAGCCAAATCAGAATGCTGAATGTTTTCCCGGCTCTGCGTCCCGAGCAGTTGGTTCGGAAGTTGCCTCGGGGCTCGAGGAAGCACAGCTGGTGGGGGTCAAGGATTCGCCGCGCATCGGGGACGTTGGCGTAGCGGGAGAAGGCCTTGAGCACCTTGGCACGCTACCACTGGACCAGCCCGGGGCCCAGTGGTAGCCTGCCGGAACGTGTTGACTTTTGCCGAACAGGCCTGGTGGGAGATGCAGGCGTGGGCCGCGCGAGACGAGGTCAAGCGCATCCGCGACCAGTACAAGAACGACTTCGCATGGCGCCGGCAGATGGCCGTCAGCCTCGCGAGTCGCTACCACGGCCGGGACTTCGAGGCCCCCCATGCATCGATGACCCGCTTCCGCTGGGAGACGGGGCTCTCGGATTCGGAGGACGAGGGGGGAGCACTGGTCCGGAACAAGTACTACGAGTACGTCGACACAGTAGTGGCCATGGTCGGCGCCGCGGACGAGCCGAAGCCGGACATCATGTTGTCCGACGCCACGTGGACGCAGAAGAAAAAGGCCAAGCTGAACAGTCGGATGCTCCAATCCGAGTACGCGCTCCCCCAAGGGCGCTGGCCGAATCTGAACGCCCTTGGGATGCACGGGCTACGGCTCGCGTGGGGCTGCACGGGGAGCGTAGCGGCCAAGGTCTACCCCTGGCCGAAAGAGAGCAAGGTCATCGTCGAGCTGCACGACACGCTCGATATGTTCATGGACGAGAGCGAGACGCTCTACGGCACGCCGCGGACGCTCGGAGAGTGCACCTTCCACCCGCGCCACCGGCTGCTTTCGGCCTTCCCCGAGCACGCTGCAGCCATTCGTGATGCCCCCTCGCAGAAGCTCGACGCGGCCAGCCTGACCCTCACCGGCCGGCACCCGCGGGTGGACCTGGTCCAGGTCACCGAAGCCTGGGCCACCAAGGGGCTCGACGGCTCGAAGGGCAAGCACATCGCGTTCTTGGATGACGGGACGATTCTCAAATTCGAGGACTTCGACGAAGAGGATTGGCCCTTCGCCTTCCTGCACGCTTCCCCCCAGATGACGGGCTTTTGGGGGATTCCACCCATCGACCTCGTCGACCTCGAGATTCGCGCGGTCAACGAAATCGTGAACGAGCTCGACGACGCGCACGCGGATTCGCCGAAGCAGGTTCACTACGTGCACGAGGGCTCGCTGACGGACATCAGTGATATCAAGGACGTACACCACGTGCAGGTGGTGCGGGTGACGGACCGCGAGTACAAGCCGACCATCGAGAACCCCCGGGCCTTCCCCGATACGTCGCTGCAGCTGCTGGAGAATCATGAAGACGCCATTGCTCGAGTCTTGGGTATTCCGGAAATGCGCTCCGCCGGCCGAGCCCAGCCCGGTCTTCCTTCCGCGATTGCCCAACGACAGGCCATGGCCGTCAGCGACGGAAGAGCAGGCTTCCTGCACCGCTCCTATAATCAGTGGCTCGGCGTCGATGTTGGGCGCAAAGTCCTCAAGGCGCAGCGCCAGCTCGCCGAGCAGATGGATGGTGAAGGGCTCCGCCGCAAGTGGGATGGGGAAGCCGGCTTCTCCCGCGAGATTCGAGCCGAGGACTTTTTGGACCTGGACGAGGCTGCGCTGCACGTGCAGCTGAAGGCCGTCTCGGGAACGAAGAACACCCCGCAGGAGCGCGCCCAGTACGCCGAAGAGCTGCTCGAAAAAGGGGTCATCCCATTCGACGTGTACACCCGGATGCTCGAGCACTTCGACACGCCGGGCGAGCTGTCCGCGGTCAACACCCAGCGCAAGTGGGTGGCCTGGCAAATCGAGAAGTGGACGATGATTGGCCCCGAGAAGTACGCCGAGCAGATGGCCGAGAAAGAGGACCAGCTCGAAGAAGGCGAGACCTTGCCGGACTTCTACATGAGCCCCCGCCCTTGGCTACGGAAGCCCGACGCCTTCGTGCAGGTCATCGACGGGCTGATGGAGGCCGAGATGGACGGCGCGCCGCAGTCGGTTTTGAGCTACTTCGAAGACTTCCTGTCCGAGCTGGGCTCGATGATGGCTGCTGAAGCCGCGCCGCCGCCCGACGCAGCCGGCGCGCCGCCGGCCGGTCCCGTATCGCCCCCCGCCCAGGGGGCCCCGCCCGGGCCCGCCGAAGGGCCCGCAGCCGTTCCCCCAACCCAAGAGGTAATTGCAGCATGACGGTACACAAGACGGATGAAGAGGAGGCCAAGGCGGCCGCCTTCTTCGGTAACCTCCCGGACGCGCCCTCCACATCCGCCATCGAGGGGCCCGACGACGGGGAAGGCGGGGACGAAGGGGAGGGGGGCGAAGGCGGCGAGACCAACTTCGATGAGTACCCGGACCCGCCCGAGACCTCCGCGGTCAAAGGCCCCGCCGAGCCTGAGGAAGAGGCCGAGGCCGAGGAGACGGGGGGCGATGAGAACGACGGCAAGTACGAGGCCGTGCTCAAGGCCCTCAAGGAGGGCGACGAGGAGACCCTCTGCGACCTATTGGGCGAGGACCCGGACAAGTGGAAGGACGGCACCCGCAGTCGAATCGCTCAGCGCAAGGCCATGAGCAATCTCAAGCGCGAGCGGGACCATTTCCGAGAAAGCGCCGCCAAGGTCGTCGACAGCTGGCGCCCCATCTCCGAGAAGATTGTCGACATCGACCAGACCGGCGATTACAAGCGCGTCGGGGAGGTCGTCGAAATGCTTTTCAACCGCCCGTGGTCAGACATCCGGGAGGACGTCCTTCGCACCCAGCGCGGGCTACCTCCCGCGCCGCGCAAGGCCGCCGAGAGCCAAGCTGCGAAGCTCGAGCCCACGGTCAAAAATGACCTGCCCGAGGCTCACCAGGCGCGCAGCTTGCCCGGGTGGGAGCAGGGGGTTGCAGCCGTGTGGGCTGCCGCGTACGATGAGGACCTGGGAGCGCCGAGCATTAGTGTTCGGCAAGCAGCAGCGCGATGGGTCCAGCAGAAGAAGTCGGAGTACAAGAAGCTCTCGGAGCTCTTTGGCAAGGGTGGCTCCTCTTCTGGTTCATCTGGTGGCGCGTCGCAGAGCAAATCGAAAAAATGCGCGGGCGCAGGTCTGCAGCGAGCAGCCAGCCAAGCCGGCGGCAAGGTGAGGAAGAAGACGCCCGATGAGTTTTTCGCCGAATTCGCGTAACATCCGCGCGCTCAACCGCAACGTAGTGTGCCAGCAGCGGGTCAAGCGCAGCCCCAAGAAGGTCAAGTTCAATGGGCGGGATGTGCAGACCGACGGCGTCGTCTTGCCCTCGGGCCTCATCGCGCCCACGCAGGTGACCGACATCAAGTGCAACGGCGCGGGGCACGAGATGGAGGTGATGTCCTCCGTGATTCCCGATATCCCCAAGGGCTCCAAGGTCATCATCAACGCCAGCGAAATCGGGCACTTCATCAACGATGAGGTGGTGACCATCCCCGAGAGCGACGTGTGGGTGGTGGTCGAAGAACGCGACGGGCGCTCGGGGCTGCGCATCCGAGGTAAGCACGTCTTGCTCACGCCCAACCTGTCCGTGATGAAGTGGCTAGCCGGCATCGACCGAATCCTGGTACCGGGCTCGGTCTTCCACTTCGGCATCAGCGTGTCGGGCTCGGACAACCCCACCGACGGCGGCTCGAGGGCGGCCGACTCCGTCACAGCACGGGCGGGGCGCGTCGTCGCCAAGGGCCCCGACGTGCCGGACGCAATCCTAGGAGACCTCAAAGAGGGCGAGATGGTCGCCTACTGCCCGAGCTACTGCTGCACGACCATCGCCTTCGACGGGGCCATTTTCGACGTGGCACCGGCGGACGAGTTGCTTTTCGCGGTGGACGAAATCGAGGTCTCCAAGGCGGAGAGGCGGGACCATGAAGCTCGACGCGGTACTTCGCGCCGAATTGCTCTCGCTCGTTGAAGGTGGCCTCTTCAAGGAGGATTGCGCAGCCGTCAAGGGCGTCACTCCAGACCAGCTCGACAAGTGGTTGGAGACGGGCCTTTCCCCCGGGGCCCCGCCCGAGCTGGCCGACTTCGCCCGGGAGTTCCGGGCGAGGGAAGCGCACCTCAAGGTGGAGCCCATGTTGCGGCTCAAGGACGCAGCCGCTACGGACGCGAACGCAGCAGCGCGATTCCTCGCAATGCGCTTCCCCGAGCAGTACGGCGCGAAGCCCAAGGCAGCCACGCACGCTGGCAGCTTGCAGCCGACCGACGATGACCTCGCCTCCGAAGAGGAGATGGTCCGTCTGCTCCTGCGTTCGAAGAACGCTCGGCTGGTTCAGATTCTGGAAGAGGAAGGGTTCAGCGCGAGCCCAGAGCCATCCCAGAAGCCAGCTGTTCCCCCGCCGGACGACGCGCGCGGTCCGAAGCCGCGCCGCTAGCCCCTGCTCGGCTGGCCCGGTCTGCTCCGCCAGCCAGCTGCGCCTCGGTCTGCGCGAACGCCTGCTGTGCGGCTTGTGCAACTTGTGGACTCATTGCCCAGTTTGCCATCGTCCCATCCCCGCCGAAGAGCTGGGCGTAGGCTATCTGCTGCTGGATGGAGAGCCCCCGACCTCCGCCCTCCTGCACGGCCTCGTAGGCGTGCAGTCGGACCTCGACGAGTAGGTCGGGGTAGAGGGTCTCCAGGGTCTCGATGAGCTCGGGAGAGAAGCGCTTCTGTGCTGCGGCGTCCTTGAGCGCGCCGCGCGGGTCGAGCGCCGCCTGCTCGTAGCGGGCGTATTTGCGCATGGCGTCGGACGAGATGGGGAGCTTCGAGACGGACATCGAGCTCATCATCACCGAGCGCGGCAGCTTGCTCTTGAGGAACGTCGCAGCAGCGAAGGTGCCGCGCATGGCCTCGCTTTGCCCGTGCGGGTCCATCGTGGAGAAGCCCTCTTCGACGCGCTCGAGCAGCTCCGTCGGGTCCATCTCCCAGTTGGCGAATTGCTTGCGCCGGTCCTCGACGAGCTGGCGTGCTGCGGCGACGCGGCTCGTCGTGGTCAGGGTGGGGCGGATGCCCGCGGCGAAGATTCGGCGGGCCACGTCCTTGGCGGCGCGCGCCCGGACGCCCATGAAGAGTCCGGCAGCAGCAATCCAGGGCGGCGGGGCTTCGCCGTCGCCCTCGTCGCTCATCGCCCCCCCAGCAGCCACCGCAGCCGCGCCGCCGGCCTTGCGCGCGGGCACGCCCTCCTCCGGCATCAAGAAGTGGAATCGGCCGCCCTCTCGCTCGACGAGGGAGCCCTCCACGTCCTTCGGGTCCATGGTGGACACCAGGTCCGCCCGGGTCATCTCGAGCTCGCCGCTCTTGTGGGCCTGCCACAGGGCCTCGTCGAAGCCCGCGCGGTCGAGCTGCCCGCCCTGGGCCTGGTACTGCTCGAACACTGAGCCGATGAAGCGCTTGCGGCCGTGGTAGGCCTTGGCCCCGGCCATGGCCTGGTTGACCTGGGCCACGAAGTCCGGCGCGCCGGGCGCAGGCTGGAGGGGCGATGCGGGCCCCTTGCCGCGGCGCTGGCGCACCTTCTTCTTGGCGCGGCGCACCTGCATGGCCTGTCGGCGGTAGGGGCCCTCGGGCGGCGTCACCTCGGGGGGCTGATACGGGCCTTCGGCGCGCACCCACTGGCCCTCACCGCCGGGCCCCGTCAACTCGCCTGGGGGCAAGAGCCCCGCGGGGCCTTCGCCGGGGGGCAGCTGGCCCCGTGTGCCCTGCCCTGCGGGCAGCCTGGGGGGCTTGCGGGCGAGTTCGTCTGCGAGGGCTCGCCCGTTGGGTAGGCGAATCCCCGCGGTGCGCGCCGCGGCGACCACGTCCTTGGGCTTCACGTCGGGCCCCGCGGTCTCGACGAAATCATCGAAGAAGGACGCCCAGGCCTCGAAAACCTCGGGCTTGCCCGTGCCAAGAATCTTGTCGACGTTCTTGGGGCCGCCCTTGAGCACGCCGGAGTGGTCGAGGGTCCCGAGAACCCAGCGGGCAATCCAGTTGCCTTTGCGCGCCAGGTGCGCGCCGAAGACGGCGCCGAGCGGGCCTCCGCCGAAAGCTCCACCCACGACGCCGCCGGTCAGGGCGGACATGCCGCCGGTGAATTCTTCGTGCTTGGCTGCGGCCTGGTTGATTTCTCGCGAAATGTCCATGGCCTTGCGCAGCCGGCGAATCGAGTCGAGGCCCTTGGAAGCAACCTTGGGGTTCTCGATGCCCGTGAGCTTCAGGATACCTTCAACCCCTTCGAGGTACTGCGAGAACATCTCGTGCTCGCGCATGGCGTCGGGCCCCGAGTCGAGCCCCTTCATGAAGCGGCCCATCTTGGCGGGGTCTCCGCGCCACTTGTTGCGCCCGGACAGTGACTTCTCGGGTGAGAACTGCATCCGCTGCCGGACGACCTTCTCGCTGGGAAAAAACTTCTGGGAAAACAGGTCGTTGTACTGCTTCTGGTAACTGGCCGCGGCCTCTCCCCACCAGTCCTCCTTCAGCAGGAGCTCGCGCACGCCGCGCGTCGTCTGGTCGAGCGCGCGCAGTCCGTCCTCGTCGAGCCAGGCGTGGCTCGGGTTCTTCTGCCAAGCGCTGTGTAGGTCCCGGGAGTGCCCCCACAGGCCCTGCCGAATCTCGTCGAGGTCTGACCAAAGCTTGCCCATCGAGGGCTGCTTGCCCCAGCCCTCCATCCGCTGCAGCAAGTCGTCTTGCAGCCGCCGCGCCGGCGCGGAGTCGAGCCCCTCGAGCCGGTCGCTCAGGGTCTCGATGACCTTGCGGGCGTTGCCTGCGATTTCCTGCTGAAGTTTCGGGTTGTTGGGGATAGTGGGGGCGATGCGGGTGCGCTTCTTCTTGCCGCTGGACACGGCGTTGACCGCTTCCTCGACCACGTCCATGTCGCGCGCGGACAGGTCGGCGACCTGGTTCTGGTAGTCTTTGGCATGGCTCGCCACGCGGTAGTTATCGAGCAGGCCCCCCTTGCCGAGTGACTGCTCCGCTTCCTCGGCGACCACCTTCCTCGTCGCCCCCCGCACGAGATTGCGCGTGCCGCCTAGGGCCTTCGCTGCACTCCACGTGGCCCCGCGCCCGAGAGCTTCGCCGAGAATTCCGACTATCGCCGCGTCGGTGGGGGAGAAGTTGCGGGCCTCGACGGCTGCTTGGTAGGCCTCCGCCTGGGCGCCGCCGAGTGCAGCGTTGAGCCCAAAGTCGGCGGCGAATCCAGCAACCCTGCCCCCTGCTACGGCGACGCGCGCGGCCCCGGCTGTAGCAGGTAAAGCATTGGCCAGACCTGCCCCTGCTGCTGCGCCAACGCCTGTGCGTAGCGCCGCGCCGGCGAGGCCTCCCGCGAGCGCCATCGGGAGCATTCCAGCCACCTCGGCGCCGAATGCCGTACTGGGGGAATCCCGCTGCAGCTTCTGTAGCTGAGCGGCCTCGAGCGGGCTATCCGTGGTCAGGCCGAAGGTGCCGGCGGACAGCGCGGCCTGGCCGAAGGAAGCTTCCTCGCGGGCCTCCGTGACGCCCTGCCGCAGCTGCTCTTCGGGGGCTAGACCTCCGCGGACCTGGTCCTGGGCTTGCCGGGCCTCGCGCTCTTCGAGCGGGGCGTAACCCGCGTCGGCGTAGTCCTGCAGCTTGTCGGCTTCGACGAGGCCCACCGAGCCGTCGGGGGATCGAACGTAGGCTCGACCTTGGGGGTCAAGAAATGGCATGGGTTACTCTGCCACACCCTTGCGATAGTTCTCCTCGGTTTCGGTGAAGTAGCCGCCCGCCTTGAGCTCGGACACGAACGTACTCGCGTCCCCGCTCAGAGCGGCTTGAAATGCACGAGGGTAGCGCCGCTTGAGCAGCCCCAGATATGCATCCACACCGGCGTCAAGTGAGTCGTAGGAGGCGAAGGGTTCTCGGACGCGCTTGAGCTCCCCATCCACACGCTCGTGGGTGCGCAGGAGTTGGTAGGTCTGCTCGCCGACGGCTTTGATTCCGCCGATGTTGTAGCCGTAGCTCTTCTTACCGTTCGCTGTCTCCTTGGCCACCTGCCGCATCATGAGCTCGGCGGCTTCTGATGGAACACCCTTGCTCTCGATGGTCGAGCGGACCTCGTCCAGGTCGAGCGGGGTCCGCTGCGCGGGCACTTCGGTGCCGTTTTCGAGTCGTCGGGTGGGTAGGTCGTCACGGCCCATTGAGCTGGCTCCAGTCGAGGGCCTCATCGCCCCCCCTGCTTGGGTAGGGTTTTGGGGCTCTTCCTGAGCGGGCCCCCCTTCTGGTCGATTGAGCGGGATGAAGCCGCGCCGGAGCCGCTCTTCGTCGGGGCGCACTCCGATGGCCTCCATCCGCTGCCGAGCCATCAAATCGAGTAGCCCCTGCGGGTCTCTCGCGTAGGCGCCGGCCTGGGCCACCAGCTTCTCGTTGAGGCCCTGGGCAATGCGGTCGATGCCCTCGAGCGTCGTCTTGGCATCGCCTGTGCGGAAGGTCTCGCGAAGAGACTCGATTTCGGGAATGCTATTGAAGAGC